GACTACGAAGGCGAGATTCGCAATCAGGGCGATACGGTCAACATCCGTACCCAGCCCAACATCACGATCCGCGAGTACGTCAAGGGTCAGAACCTCGTCGTGGAGAACCCCGACGCGCCGAAGCTGCAGTTGGTCATCGACAAAGGCGAGTACTTCTCCTGCGTCGAAGACGACATCGACCGTGTCCAGTCGGACATCAAGTTGATGGACATGTGGTCGAAGGATGCCTCCGAGCAGATGAAGATCAAGATCGACCAGCGCGTGCTGACCGACATGCTGCCGGGGATCGGCGCCCTGAACAAAGGTGCGACCGCTGGCCAGCAGTCTGCGGCCTTCAACCTCGGCACGACCGGCTCTCCGCTGACCGTGACCAAGGACGGCGCCAGCGCCACCACCTCGGTGGTTGATCTGATCGTGGACATGGGCACCGTCCTCGACGAGGCCAACGTCCCCGAGTCGGACCGCTACCTGATCATCCCGGCTCGTATGGCTGGCCTGATCAAGAAGTCGGAACTGAAGGACGCCTCGCTCACCGGCGACAGCATCACCCCAGTCCGCAACGGCCGTCTCGGCATGATCGACCGCTTCACACTTTATGTGTCGCACAACCTGAACGTTTCTTCGGGTAAGACGTCGATCATCGCCGGCCACAAGATGGGCTTCACCTTCGCGTCGCAGATGACCGAGATGGAAACGCTTCGCGCGCAGTCCACCTTCGGCAACATCATCCGCGGCCTACAGGTGTACGGCTACAAGGTTGTGAAACCCGAGGCGCTGGCGCAAGCCGTCGTCCAGTTCGCATAAGGAGACCTGATCATGGTTGCGTACACTGACTCCCTCGGGTTCTATAAGAACTCGGCTGGCTTCACCGCCAACTACACTGACCGCGTCAGCGTCACCGAGATCGAGCTCGATTTCGCCAAGATCGCTGCTGCTCGGACCGCTGCTGGCGCCACCGCGCTGACTTCGGCCGATACGCTGGTGATCGGCGTGCTGCCCAAAGGCGCATTTGTTCTGTCTGGCGTTGCGACGCTGGAGAAGGCAGAGGGCGCCGCGGGTAACATCGACGTCGGCATCGGCGGCGGGACCGTTGACTTCTGGGTTGACGGCTTCGATCTGAACGCTGCAGTGGGCACCACCGGCGGCTATGCCGACGCGACGGCCTACTACTGCGCGGTGAACACCAACATCCTGCTGACGCTCAACTCCGCCAGCATCGACGTTGCCCGCGTCAGGGTCTCGCTGGCAGTGGTCAACATGGGCGCTGACCTCGGCGTCATCCCGTCGGCCTAACGGTGGGGGCTTCGGCCCCCATCTCCCCCAGAAAGGAGACTGAACATGGGTGTTTATACAGGCATCTCGCAGGACAACGTGCGAATCAACAGCGGCAATGCAACTCTGCAGTCGCTGACTGTTACGGGTACTGCGTTGATTACCGACTCTGTCCTGAGCAAGCGTACACGCTTCACGGTTGCGCAGGTAAACGCAGGGGCGACGATCGTACCCGCAGTTACGGGTAAGGCCATACGCGTGGTCGGCGCCAAGGTGATCGCCATTGGTGGCGCTGCTGGTGCAGTGACCACGGTGGACATCATCGGTACCCAGACCACTGCTGCGAAGCTCGTCGCTTTTGCTCAGGCCAACCTGACACGGAGCACGGTGCTTACTGATGGCGGCACAGGTGCTACTGTCCTCGCGGATGGGGCGTCCTATGTCGCGAACGACGTGAGCACGGCCGTTACCATCGGCAAGACGGGCAGCGACGTGACGACCGCGACCCACATCGACGTAATTCTGCAGTACGTCCTTGTCTAACACAGGTCAGGCCCTCCGGGGCCTGACTGCTTCATGAGAGGATAGACCATGCCCGGCAAGCGGATCAAGAACCTCACGGCTCTCTCTGGTGCAGGTAGCGCCAACGACGATGATGTCGTGATCTTCGACACGACTGCCGATACCACCAAGCGTATCTCGCGCTCGCAACTAGCTGAGGGTATGCAGGCAGATGTGCAGGTTCTGACCAACAAGACCTTGGCCCTTGGGTCCAACACAGTGACCGGCACGACTGCCCAGTTCAACACCGCGCTGACTGACAACAACTTCGCCACACTGGCAGGCTCGGAAGTTCTGACCAATAAGAGCTTTGCGTCTGCCAAAGGGCTATCATCTACGGCTACCCCGGCTAATAACATTTTCGGGTTCGTTGATATTGTAGGCACAGCAACTTCGGCTGACGTGACCTTTGGGACGGCGGAAACTGATACTGCTTACGGGGTTATGTTCGGAGCGTTGACAACTGCGGGCACTCCGGCAGCAGGGTCCCATAATGCCTATATGACTGCCCGCGCCACAAGCGGCTTTACTATAAATGCGCAGGTCGCACCGGGTGTCGGGAATACTGTACGCGTCCATTGGATGCTGATGCGGTGATACACGTAGATAAGTCTCTACACTTCCTAGCTGCCATGCTGCCCGCGACACTACTGTAAGGACCAACCACCATGCCAACGAACCTGACGTCTCAGAAGGTCAAGGACACCTACAACCAGCTCCTCCATGTGGATGGCGGTCCTGAAGCCAGTGAGAAGACTGTCTACAGTGGGACGGGGGTAGCCACGGCGCTGAAGGTTGGGACGGGGTCTGCCTCGGTGGATAACGTCCAGCTGAACGGCAACACGATCAGCACGCTCGACACGAACGGGGACCTCGTCCTCGCGCCCAACGGCACGGGCTCGGTAAGCGTGGCCAAGGCAGCCATCACCGGCGGCACCATTGCAGGGATCACGGACCTCGCCGTCGCTGACGGCGGCACAGGGGCGTCCAGCGCCTCGGGTGCACGGACCAACCTCGGCCTTGGCACGATCGCTACGCAGGACGCCAATAGCGTCGCCCTCACTGGTGGCACGATCTCAGGCGTAGTGTTCTCGGGCAGCTTCACGGGCCTCACCCTGATTGAATCTGCTACACTGGCCACGAGCGCTGCGGCCGCAGGGGTTAACCTCAACGGCAACACGCTGGCTGCCGACGGCACCGATACCAACATCGACATCAACATCACGCCCAAGGGGACGGGCGAGGTGAACCTGCCTAAGGTGGACATCGACAGTGGGGTTATCGACGGTACTTCGGTTGGTGCGACTACTGCGTCCACAGTCCGCGGCACGACGGTGCTCGCCACGCAGGCTGTGGGGTACACCACTGGAGCGGGTGGCACTGTCACGCAGCTGACTAGCCGAACGACCGGGGTTACCCTCAACAAGGCCTCAGGTGCAATCACCCTCTTTGCCGCAGCGATCGCGGGGCACGAGGCCGACGAGTTCACCCTCACCAACAGCGAGATTGGTGCCAACGACGTGGTCGCCCTGTGCATCAAGTCCGGGTGCGCGGCTGGCACGCGCAAGTACTACCAGACCCACGTGGTCGAGACGGCAGCCGGCTCCTGCGTGATCTCCGTGGGCAACATCGACAACGCCAGCGTTCCGAGCGTAGGGACCGACACCCCCGTGCTGCAGTTCGTCGTCATCAAGGGGGTGGTCGCGTAATGGCCAAGACTCCAGCGTGGACCCGGAAAGAGGGAAAGGACCCCAAGGGTGGCCTCAATGCGGCCGGCCGGGCGTCCTACAACAAGGCCAACCCGGGTAAGCCCGGACTGAAACCGCCGGCTCCGAACCCCAAGACCAAGGAAGACGAGGGTCGCCGGAAGTCGTTTTGCGCCCGCATGTCTGGGATGCCCGGTCCAATGAAGGACGAGAAGGGCAAGCCGACGCGGAAGGCGCTATCCCTCAAAGCATGGAACTGCTGACATGGCCAGTCCCAAGCCCACCAACCCTGCGCTCTGGTCCAAGGTCAAGGCTGCGGCCAAGGCCAAGTTCGACGTGTACCCCAGCGCCTATGCCAACGCATGGGCCTCGAAGGAGTACAAGAAGCGCGGCGGCGGCTGGAGCGGCCCGGATAACCGGGTGAAGAAATGAGCAAGGGTGGGCTAGGCAAGTGGTTCGGAGAGAAGTGGGTCGACACCAAGACCGGCAAGGAGTGCGGTCGCTCCGGGTCTGAGAAGTCCTCACGTGCCTACCCCGCCTGCCGCCCGGCCGCGGCTGCTGCCAAGATGACTGCCGGCGAGAAGCGCACCATGGCGGCCAAGAAGACCGGCCCCGCGCGCAAGTCGTGGCCGGTGTCACCGTCAGGAAAAAGGAAGTGATATGCCAACCAAAGCACAGACAGCCAAAGTTGCCAAGGTCATGGGTGAGTACAAACGCGGCACCCTGCACGGTGGCATTGATCCCAAGGGTCCGAAGAAAGCTCCGGGCGTGAAAAGTCGGAAACAGGCCATCGCCATCGCGCTCGGCAGCGCGGGCATCGCCAAGAAGGAGAAGAAGTGATGCAGTATCTGCGCAATAAGAATGACGGGTTCATCTACGAGTGGCACCCGGTGCTCGCCAAGAACCCTCTGTGCGAGGAAGTGACCGAGCAGGAAGCGTATCCGGAGCGCTTCATGACGACGTCCGTGGAGAAGGCCAAGAAGCGCACGAAGAAGATTGAGCTCGTAGCTGATGACAACCTGACCGAACCGGTGTATAGTTCGGCGGAACTGTCGGCAGACGCATCGAGGAACTTGCCTGAATGACGCCAGCGGAGGTCATAACTGAGGTTCGCCGTCTGGTGCAGGACCAGCTGGTTCCGTATCGCTACAGCGACGCGGTGCTATTGGGGTATGTCAACCAGTCGCTGCAACGTATGGCGATCCTTCGACCTGACCTGTTTACGGACATCGTCGACATCGCGACCACTGCTGGCGCAGCTGTACAGTCTCTGCCTGCCGAAGCGATCCGACTGGTGGACATCTTCCAAGTGAAGAACGGCAACGCGATCACTGAGGTTGATCGTGAGACGATGAACCGAAACTACCCCGGCTGGATGAACGAGGCGTCTGGCACGCCAGTCAATTTCATGCGGCACGTCAAGAACCCAGACCGCTATTTTCTCTACCCCCGCCCTGCAGCGGGGGTCGTTCTTGTCGGAGAGTACGCCAAGAGCCCGATCGACTATACGCTCGACGCCTCGATCGACGTCATCTCAGACACGTATTTCCCAGTGTTGGTGGATGGCGTGGTCTACCTTGCCGAGTCGATCGACGACGAGCATGTTCAGTCCGGCCGGGCCAAACTGTTCTACGACAGCTTCGTGGGGCAGCTGGGCGCCGGGTTGCAGAGCCGCAAGATTACCGACACGAAGCAGGCTGGTATGGATAAGGGCGAGGTGATCTGATGCCGACGCGACTGTTCACCGACCTGCTTCCGAAAGTGCTGCCCAGTGTGCCCGGGTGTCCGCAGCCTCTGGCAATCCAGCACATCCGTGATGCAGCGATCAGGGTATGCGAGCGCACACTTGCGTGGCGGTACACGCAGCCCAAGTTCAACCTCCTGCCGGGGGTCCACGAGTACCTGTACGACAAGCCGGGCGACAGCGAAATCCACGTTCTGTTCGGCACGATCATGAATGACTCCCCGCTGGAAGTCCTGATCCTTGAGCAGGCCATCGCCAAATATCCGGAGTGGGCTGACCTCTATAGTGGCGAGGACCCGTCTGTCCTGTGGAGCCAGACCGCCCCCGGCTCGTACAACAGCTTTGAGTACAACGAGAACCTGTTCAACGACAATGAGCCCTTCGTCCTGCCTGAGGCCGTGGTGGCCAAGGCGGCACAGCCGCGCTCTGTCACGCAACTCAGCCCTGACAAGTATGTCGTGCTGCCGCTGCCGGATGCTGAGCAGACCTATGCTATACGGATGTTCTACGCACTGAAGCCCACCCGCACCGCGGCCGGCATGGATCAGGTGGTCTTCAACGACCTTGAGGAAGTCATCGCGCACTCGGCGCTCCAGAACTTGCTCGTGATGCCGGGCGTAACGTGGTCTGACCGTGAGCTTGCGGTCTACCACGCCAAGCAGGCATTGTTTACGACGACTGAGCGCCGTGCCCGGGCCAATCTGGGCAACATGCGTGGCACGATGGTTGTCACAGCCCCAAAGTTCGCGTGAGGTAGACAATGGCAACGCCCAAGTTCAGCAACAACGCAACAACCACCACGGTGGGACTGCTTAGCAGCGCGGCGACGACCATCGTCGTAGCTCCGGGCACGGGCGCCCTGTTTCCGGCGCTTGGGGCGAGCGATTACTTCAAGGCGACCCTGCAGGACACCAACAATAACTTCGAGATTGTGCAGGTGACTGCTCGCGCCGACGACACAATGACGGTTGCACGGGGGCAAGATGGCACTCTGGCGATCCCTTTCGCGGCTAATAGCCGTTTTGAGCTTCGAGTTCTTGCGAGTAGTGCGCAAGAGTATCTCGACAGCATCGACTTCCTTCTATTGTGAGGACACCATGCCCGTCATCCTGAAGAACAACGCGTCCAGCATCCTCGCTACTGCGGTCAGCGCGTCCGATACCGGCATTGTGGTGGTAGACGGCAGCCAGTTCCCTACCGTCCCGGCAGCGAACTACTTCTACGCCACACTGGTTTCGCAGGCAGGGACAACTGAGATCGTCAGGGTCACGGCACGGGCGGGCAACTCCATGACTGTTGTACGTGCACAGGACGGCTCCACAGCGGCCGGTTTCCAAGTGGGCGCGCGCGTCGAAATGCGGGTCAATGCGGCTACTCTGAGCCGGGATTCCATCTCGGTCAGAGAGTTCGGCGCTGTCGGCGACGGTGTTACCGATGACTCCGCAGCCATTCAAGCCGCATTGGATGCTGCTATTGCCTCTCTGGCGAGCCAGAGGAGCGTTACGCTTTATATCCCTGACGGCAGCTATGTTCTAGCCAGTGCTGTGACCGGGAACATTTTGGTTCAGGAGAAGACCCTTAATATTGTTGGGGGCGGTGTGGATTCTTGTTGCCTGATAGTGACAAACACCACGGGCGGGATTTTGATCGACGCAGATAACAATAAGACAGCAGTACACCTGAGAAATGTCTGGTTTGCATGTGAAATTCCGGCGGCAGGAACAGGCTTCCGCTACAGGCAGACGCGGCAGACTGGGCCTTCTGGTCGACGCATGTTCACAGCAGAACATGTTACGTTTCGTCCTACGGTGCGGCTGTCGGCAAACTACTTTGACATTTGCTTGCATGTGGAAGGCTTTTACAGGCCTCTGCTTAATTCTGTAGTGTGCTGGCTCGGGCAGACCATGACAGCGTATGCAACAGCTATTTGCAAGATGGACAGCTGCTATGCTATGAACATCGAGAATAGTTACTTTGTTGGAAACGCGATAACCGGAATTTCGAGCGTCGGTGGCGCAGAGGAAGGCGGGTGGATTTTCAAGTCTATTGTCAACGGATCGCGTATCGGGATCAACCTGACCCGCACTGCAAGAGAGCCGAACTTTAGCTTGACTAGCAACCACATCAATACCCGCGAAGCGGGGGTTTACGTGAACGGCATCAAATTCCTTGAGGCGATCGACAACCTGATCTACTGCAAAACATACGACGAGTCCGTTGGACCTGATGCGCAACCGGTCACATTCAAGGACTTCCACTTGGTCGACTGTGATGCGTCCATTTTTATTGGCAACGGCTTTCGGACGGGCAACAACGACAAGCGGTATCACTATTTTTGCTCACCGGGCGGTGTAGACGAATTAGGTAACGTAAAAACGAACTCGGTTGTTCGAAATATTCAGACATCTAACTCGGGCTACTACGCAGCTTTGGGCGCTGGGTACTGCCCTATAAAGGTAGATGCTACCATAAGCAATCCCAGCAACCTCTACTTTGACTTGCCGGAGTTTATATCAAACACTGACTTTACGAGTTACCCAACTCCGTACTGGAGCGTTTCTGCACTGGCAACAAATGTTCGCATTGCTTTCGGGCAAAACATTGTATCATTTGGCGAAAGCGCAGCAAGCGTTCCGGTTTACCATTATCAAGTCTCAAGCACCCCCGCTGTCGGGGATGCCATTGTCAGCGTCCAATCAAGAGGAAATAACTCCTCACTAACAGAGGTGACTTATAGCTCATCCAGAACACTTTTGTCAGACATAACTCCCGGAACGGAGGATGCAGCGTTCCAGCAGTTTGTTATGGTCGGCGGAGACCTAAGGCGCGTATTTGCAGTCGGCAATGGCGTGAGCGTGGGTATCCCGTCGGGCGACCTTCTGGGAAATGGAAGTTTGAATATTGCGGGTTTTGACACGACTGCCGGTAACCTATACGTTTCTCTCAACAATAGCGCCGGCGTTTACAGTGGGGCAGGGACGCCAGAGGGTGCCGTGGTGGCGAGAGTTGGCTCGCTATTTCTTCGGATCAATGGCGGTGCAGGCACGACCTTTTACGTCAAGGAGTCCGGAACCGGGAATACTGGCTGGGTGGCTAAATGATAAGTCGCCGCACCGCCAAGCCAGCAGACTCAGAAGAACAATAGCCTACCTGAGGACCAGCCATGACTGATGATGTACGATTCGACCGTATCGAAAAGAGCCTAGACAAGTTCAGCGACAAGCTGGACGAGTTGACCAAGGTCGTGACCGATCTTGCTAGGGTCGAGGAGCGCATGGTCACGCTGTTCAAGCGCATGGACCAATACGACCGGAGGCATGACTTGTTAGACGGTCGTCTAACAACCGTGGAGGATAACACCACCCAGCGCGGGGTGGTGGATCGTATTCTGGACAAGGCGCTTTGGTTGGTGTTCGGTGCCGGTTTGGCCTTTGCAGTCAAGGTATTCGGGGGATGAGACAGTGGACAGATCGCAGCCTGACCAACCTGCACGGGGTACACTCTGACCTCCGCCGGGTCATGGACCGGGCGCTGCAGGAGGCACCGTTTGCCTTTGTCGTGACCGAAGGTCTGCGCACGCTCGCCCGGCAGAGAGAGCTTGTCAGGATCGGTGCGTCCAAGACGCTGGAGTCCCGGCACCTCACCGGCCACGCTGTCGATCTGGTGCCCTATGTGGACATCGACAAGGATGGCAGGGTCGAGGTCGAGGAGATGTACGCGTGGCCGCTGTACCACAAGCTCGCGCCGGCCATCAAGGCTGCTGCAGCCAACGAGAAGGTCGCCCTCGTATGGGGCGGAGACTGGCGCAGCTTCAAGGACGGCCCGCATTGGGAACTGGATCGCCGGGTCTATCCGGCAAAATGAGGAGAAGATCATGACTGGTGAACAAATCGCAGGCGTCGTTCGCGCTATCGTTGCTGCTCTTGGTGGGTACTTTGTCGGCCAAGGTGTGACTGATGCCGAGACGGTCGCTACCGTCGGCGGCGCCGCCGCCACGCTGGCCGCTGCTCTCTGGTCGATCTACGCCAAGCGCAAGGCCGAGTGATGGTCTGGCGGGTACTCCTCTCGCTGCTCTTGGCTCCGCTTGCCCTAGCGGCGAGCTGGTTTGGTGGCAGGAAGTTGGCCCAGACTGACGCCAAGCTGGAGGTAGCCCTGCATAATCTGAAGGTCGTACGCGCAGCAGAGGAGATCGAGGATGAAGTGGAAGTTCTTAGCCCTGATGCCCTTAGGACTAGGGCTCGTGTCTGGGTGCGCAAGCCCGACAGATGAGTGCCTGTGGACAGAAACGCTATACTACGGCAGCGACAACGTGGTAGACTGGTTGGCAGCGAACGATCCGTCGCTGTTGACGGGAGTGACGTCGCACAACGAGAAGCGAGAGGAGTTCTGCAAATGAAGAAACCTGCCCCCAAGTTCACCCCCTGCCCGGGTTGCCCGGCGCCGAAGAAGTGCAGCGCCATGGGCTCGTGCATGAAGAAGGCCGGCAAGAAGTGACCACGACCAAGATCACCGAGTTCAAGGGGGCGCTCCCACGAATCTCCCCCGAGCTGCTACCCGGCACTGCAGCCCAAACGGCTGTGGGCGTCAAGCTGTACTCCGGTGATCTTACCCCCACTCCCGTACCAGTGGTTGCCGCAGCGGCTGGCCGCACCGGTGCAATCCGCACACTCTATGCGTTACGGGAGCCAGTGACCGACGCCCTAGAGTGGCTCACATGGGCGAACGACGTCAACATTGCGACGCCGGCTGCTGATGAGCTGGACGAGCAGAGGTTCTACTATACCGGCGACGGCAAGCCGAAGGTCAGCACCTACGCCCTAGCGACTGCGGGGGCAATACCGTTCCCCGTAGCCGGCGGCTACTACGACCTCGGTCTGCCGCTCCCGACCGCTACACCTGCGGCGGTCCCCACGACATTCACCCTCGCGACCTCGGCAAGCGTGGCCCGCGATGGCGGCGGCAACGTCACATTGGTGACGGGTACTGCACACAACTTGAAGGACGGGGCGCTTGCTACGGTCTCCGGGTTCTCCTATCGAACTGGCACCTACTCACGCACACTGGCCGTCATCACCGTGACTATTACTGGTCACGGACTGGTGACGGGCACGCGAATCTTTATCGAGTTCACATCCGGTACTGCCACGACCAACTCGTATGTGGTGACTGTCACTGGGGCAAACACGTTCACCGTGAACGACACTGTGTCTGGCACTACCTCCGGTAACTGTCGCTGGGACATCCGTGATTTCAACATCACGACGACGATGACCGTCATCAACTCGACGACGCTGACCTACTTCTCATCCGGGGCGCAGGTTGCGGCCACGGCAATCACAGACGGCAAGCTCGACCTTGGCGGGCTGGTGCAGTCGCGGTCGTATCTGTACACGTGGTACACCCCTTGGGAGGAGGAGTCGATTGGGTCAGAGCCGTCGACGGCAATCTTCATCAAGGAAGGCCAGATCGTCACCATCTCCGGGCTGCCTACGGCGCCGCCCGCCGGCTCCAACTTCATCCGCGGCATCCGACTCTACCGCACGCTGGCGGCAACAGCAGACACTGCTGAGGCGGACTACTTCCGGTTGGCCACCCTCTGGTTCCCGCAGGCGATTTCTTCTGTTGCCCGCGCCGGCGACACTGTGACGCTCACGTTCTCCGAACCGCACAAGTTCCTCGACGGCGACCGGTTCAAGCTGTCCGGTTGCAGTGACGCAAGCTTCAACATCACCGGTGGCGTGGTGGTGGCGGTCCCTACAAGCCGAACCCTCACGTACGCGCAGACTGCCGCCGACGTGACCACCACGTCCGCTACGGGTACGGTGTACTACGACGTCTCTGAGAACCCGCCGGTCGACCCTGCACGGTACTGGGGGGATGCGTCCTACGACTTCGTCGACGACTTCAACTACCGCAGCCTGCTGACCATTCTGGAGTCCAGCGAGTTCGATGCTCCGCCCGAGGACCTGACCGGACTGACCGTCATCCAGAACAACATCATGGTGGGGTTTGCCGGCAACGACATCTACTTCAGTGAGCCTAACAAGTTTCACGCATGGCCGAACAAGTACAAGATTTCGCTTGAGTACAACGTCGTTGGCATGGTCGCTCTGGGTAGTGACCTGTTGGTGATGACAGAGGGCTACCCGTATGCAATCTCCGGGTCCGACCCATCAGTGCTTTCGGTCAGCCGCTACTCCACGAACTACCCATGCCTGAGCGCCCGCAGCATTGTTCAGACCGACGTCGGGGTCATGTATGCGACCCATGAGGGGCTTGCTCTGGCGTCGTTTACCGGCGGGGTGCAGATCGTGACTGCCCCGGCCCACAGCCCAGACACATGGAATCTTGCACTAAACCCGACCACTATCGTCGGCGCGTTCTACGACAGCATGTACTTTGCCTCGCACAGCACCGGCTCGTTCTTTTACCGCCGCAGCCAAGATGGCCAGTCCCCCGGGGACTTCGTCAGCTACGCGCCGGTCTTCACCGCCACATGGTTCGATCCAGTGGGCGGGTTCCTCTACTACACGACGGGCGTCGACGGCGACATCGTGCGGTGGGACGACCCGGCGCAGCCCAATGCCGACTACACGTGGAAGTCCAAGGTGTTCATCTCGCAGGAGCCCTTCAACATGGGCGCGGCGAGAGTGGTCGCGGATTATGCAGGTGTGGTCATCCCGCCCGTCTGGGATACGTACGATGTCACTTGGGAAGGTGCAGATGTGACGTGGGACGTTACCGAGCAGCTGTCCTTCAAGTTGTTCGCTGACAAGGCACTGGTTGCAACTATTGGCCTGTCGAGTAGTGATGTCTTCCGGCTGCCAACAGGGTACAAGACAGACACCTATGAGGTAGAACTCACAGGCACGGTTCGGGTACGCTCTGTTCATATGGGTGAGACACCCACATCGCTAAAGAGGTCCTGATGTCGCGTTTTGCAGGAATACCCAGTCTGCCGCAGGTCGGTGTCGAGGAGTGGCAGTCGCGCATCTTGGGGGCCATGAAGCAGAACATCGAGCTGTTGATCGGCACCCGTGGTGAGCAGGATGCCTCTAGCCGTGCAGTACTGAAGTCTGGTATAGCAATCACACGCGCGCCCGAACCGACGTTACGCGCAGTATCTGCGGTGGGCTCAGGGTTTTCGATAAGCGGTGCGCAGGTGCCGTCGCTATCTGACTATCAGGCACTTGTCAAAGATGTACAGTCCCTGACCAATGACGTCGCCCAGCTTCGGGCTACGGTGAACACGCTGATCTCACAGTTGAGGAGCTAACCATGGCCCGCAGTCCTTCCAGTGGTGGCTACACCAGCGTTCGAGACATGTTTGACGGCGGCGGTGCGGGCCAAAAAGGCGACACGTTCGTGGGTGGCGCACTCTCAGGGACCGCAAATGCGCTAGGGGTGACCCCCCTCGGCAGCCGCCAGACGGCGGGGCTTCGCACACCGACCTCGTCGGACCGCCCGAAGAAACGGCCGGACGTGGTCATGACAGGTGACCGCGAGAATCGCCAGTACCTTGACACGACCACTGGGCAGCAGTTCGCCGAGCCTGACTACTCCGCGTTCTCCATCCAAGGGTTGACGTCGTCTGACCCTGCGAACGTCGCGCGCAACCGCTACGGCGCGCAACAGCAGTACCTGCCCTCGGTCAGCACCGGGTCACGGAGAGAGGCCCCCGCAGCGGTTGAGGCACCCGCAGCTCCTCTGGACTCCATGGACGCAGGTAACCTCGCTGGCGAGGAGGCGAGCCGCAGGAACGCAGAGCGGTCGCAGGTCCCGACCTACGAGGCTGGCGGGATGGTTGGCCCCGGTGGTGTGCCGCAGCGCCCTTCGACGACGTCCTTGGACCTGCCGCCTGCGCTCGCGCGCATGTTGGCCATGCCTGTCCAGTCGTTCGCCATGGGCGGGATGGTTGGCCCCGGTGGGATGCCGCGGCGCCCGATGCAGTCCTACGCAGAAGGTGGAATGGTTGGCCCCGGCGGTGCGCCGCAGCGCCCGATGGCGTCTTCACCAATGGCGATGAATGTCGCCCAGCAAGGCGGGGCCCCCGTTGTGGGTTTGGCCCCCCAAGGCGGGCAGGGCCGTCCGCTTAACTTCGCCGCGATCGACCAGCAGGCGCAGCAGTTCATGCAGCAGAACCCGCAGCAGGTGGAGCAGATCAAGGCAGAGGTGCAGCAGTCCATGGCTTCGGGCGAGGTCGACGCCCAGAGCCTGAACATGTTCGTGCAGGTGGCCACCACGGCCCTGCAGAACCCGGAGATGTGGCCGCAGCTGCGGCAGGTCCTGATCCAGCAGGGCATGCTGGACGCCGAGGATGTCAGCGAGGAGTACGACCAAGGGTTCTTGATCATCCTCTACATCATCGGGAAGACGATGGGTGGTGGGCAGATGACGACCCCCGGCCCGCAGCAAGCGATGCCGATGTCCGCCGGCCAGAGCCCGCAGATGTCCATGGTCAAGGGCGGTGCGCTGCCTGCCAAGAGTGGGAATCCCGACGGGTCGATCCCGATCAACGCCCACGAGGGTGAGTACGTCATCCCGGCCGATGTCACACGCAGGCTCGGCACGGATCATTTTGACAAGCTTATTGCCAAAGCTCGTGGTACGAACGGCAAAGCCGCCAGCGACAACGGCGACGACGACAGCTACGAAGGAGACATGTGATGGGCTTTCTCTCCAAAATCTGGAAGGGCATCAAGAAGGTCGCAGGTGCAGTGGCCATGATCGCGGCCCCCTTCATCGCAGGTCCCATTGCAGGCATGATCGGTGCATCAGGCGCACTCGGCACGGCGCTTGTCGGTGCGGGTCTTGGCGGTCTTGGCGCCGGTGCAGCGGGCATTAACCCGCTGGTTGGCGCAGCCCTTGGTGGTCTTGGCGGTTTTGCCGCCGGCGGCGGGGCCGCTGCGGGTGGCGGAGGCGGTGGCCTATTTGGCGGGTTGTTCAGTGGTGCTGCCCCGGGCTCCACGGCATCCATACTCGGCACGACGGGCGCCACAGTTGCCCCGGCCGTGACTGCTACCGCAGCGCCGGCTGCTGCGGGTGGGTTCTTCTCTGGCCTCAATATCGGCAATCTCGCACCACTGGCATTTGCCATGTATGGCAAGGGGCCGCAGAACCTGACTGCGGTCGAGCAGCAGAACGTGATCGACAACGCGCGGAACGCCGCCGTCGAGCGAGGCGTCTTTGATGAGCAGCTGGCCGGCTCCCGGGCGCTGCTGCAGCAGGGCGAGGCCAGACCCGAGCAGGCTTACGCCACGGCCAAGATGGCCACGGAGCGCGGGCTGCGCGACGCTGAGCGGAGCGCTGGTCTGGCTGGCCGCCCCGGCCTTCGTGATGCCGAGCGTCGTCGTGCGTCGATCGAGGGCACCCGGATTGGCACAGCCGCAGTCACCGGCGAGCAGGCGCGCGCAGCGCAAGCCACGGCTGCGGGCCTCTCTGCCCTGCCCACCAGTGTGCCGACGTCTGCTTCCGAGCTCAACAAGACCATCTACGCGGACGTGTACAAGCGCAAGTCCGACTACATGAAAGACTTGGCCGGCGGCTTCGGCCAGATGTACGGCAGCGACGATAGAGACATCGCCTGATAGGAGGCTTCCATGGTACAAGTATTCGGCAACCGCATCCTTGGTGGTATCGGTGCTCCGGGTGGCGGGATGTCCGAAGCCTTCGGCGCCGGTGTGAACACCGCGCTTAACCAGCGTGTGTCACGTCAGGCCATGGTCGGCGAGGGGCAGCGGCAGAGCATCCTTGCGCAGGAACAGGCGTTCAGGATCGAGGACCGCGCAGACGCCAAGAAGCGTCAGGCTGCTGCGGCAGCTGCGGCAGCAGCAAACCGCGCAAGAGCAATGGCAACAAGTGCTGCAGTTGCCGCCGCTGGCGGTGGGACTGGCGCAGGGTTGTACTTTGATCCGAACGCGTCGCGCACCCCGGGAGTGGTGGCGCGTCCATCCAGCACGATCCCTCTTGCTCTCGGCGTGCGTGCGGGTGCGGCCAGCGGTACAGTTAGTGGGGGTGGCGGGACGGCCGCTCTCGGCGGCGGTGCTGGGAGCGACACTCTTGGCGTAGCAGGGCCTTCGTTTGAGACGCGCGGCCGGGGGCAAACAGGGGTTGCGGCTAGTCCCGCGACTCTTGGGCAAATGTCATCTGCGCGCCCGGGCGACTACCAGTCGAGGGCGGGGATCATCGACCGCGTAGGCATCAGGTCCGCCGATGATCCCCGCCCTACGTTTGAGAGGGTTGTCCTGCCCGGTGGTAGCGGCCCTGCCGGAGAGTTCCTGTACAACCGCGCTACCGGCGAAGTTCGCATGCCTGACGGCTCGGTCATAACTAATCCGGGGTACGCGGAGACGGTGTCCAACAAAGCCAAGGCCACAGTGCAAGCCGGCGCTGGGCAGGACCTTGCCGAGGCTGAGCGGCTTACCGCGCAGGCGAAGATGGCAATGGAGCAGGGGTACACGACGCTTGCTACTGACCTTGCCGATCGGGCCCGGCAGTACCGCGCCCGGGCCGAGGCCACGGCACAGCAGGAGGCGCAAGGGGGTCTGCGCGCGCGGATGATGGATAGGGGCGTCCTTGCGGAAGAAGGTGCAGGCTCGTCCGCTGCGGCGATCCGTGCTGGTGAGGCTGCGGCGCGTGCCGCTGCAGTTCAAGGTCCGAACCGCCCACCGCCACTGCCGCTGGAGGGGCCCGGGTTTGAGGCTGTAGGCCGGGGGGTTCCCCCGACTGCGGCCCCTCCCATGCAGACTCCCGTACCGCCCTCCCCCGAGCTTGGCTTTGGCGGCGTCGCGCCACTGGAGGCGCCACTGGCCGGCGGTACAAGTTTCGGCCCGAAGTTAGGCGCCGTGGCCACACCTACGGAGATGTTCTACGCTGACATGGGCTACACGCCTGCCGGCCAGCTGGACCTCCAAGCGATCATGGACAAGCAAGAGCTGATACAGGACCCTGCATTCTCGCAAATCGCGGAACAGCAGCGCGTAAGCTACATCTATGCTGCAGAGGATGCGCTTGCTCGCGGCGACACGGCTGGGTACATCGAGGCGCAGAAGCAGATCAAGACGCAGGAGATGCTCATCCTTGCACAACAGGTGGTGGCCGGCGGCAACGAGGCGACTAACTTCGACAGCACGAAGCGCCTGAGCTTGGCCGCATCCATGATTGAGGGTGTGGACATTGTTCTTGTGCCTAAGGGTGACGGCAACGCAGACGTCTATGTAAATGGGCAGCTCGACGACGCGAACATCCCGATCCAGTCCATTGTTGACCAGTTGCGCGCACGTGTAGACAGTGCCTACATCGAGCAGATGAGTGCGGCCGCTCAAGAACAACAAGCGTCTAACTTGAGGGTCGACGAGGCACTCCGCATAGCCGAGGGCACGTCCTATCTGGATATGACCGAGGCGCAGTTTGGCGCCGAGCTGGCACGGGAGACCGCTGAGCTGGGTGAAATCAGCAAGGTGACTGCAGATGTGCTAAGGGAGAGGCTGGTACGCAAGGGCGTGCTACCGATGGATGAGACCATAACGATCACCAAGACCGACGCGGGCGGGCTCATCGTGACCGACTCTATGGGCAATCCAATCGTACAGTACGTCCCCAATCCGAACGGGGACGGCAGCCTAGTGGCACGTAGGGAGTAACGGAACATGGGTATCTTCGGTGGTCCTACGAACGAAGCCATGGGTCTCGGACTCCGTGTGCCATCAACGGCCACACGGCCCGACCCGGCTACGCGCATGGGTCTGGGTGCAATGCAGGACACACGGGCTGACACTGCTGTCTCTGGCCGCCCAGTTCCAAGCGGCACCCCCGGGCGCTTGGAGGCTCTCCTCGCTGCACCTCCGTTGCCTGCCCCGTCCGCAACTGCCCGCCCTCCCGCAACGGTCTACTTCAACCAAGCGACGAACGAGATGTTCGCCGGTGACCGTGCGTTCAAGGCAGACGACGCCACGTCCGCGTTCCAAGCCGCCCAGCAGCCGGGCAACACCACGCGTCCGCAGGGGCAGGGGTGGGCCGCGCTCCCTGAGGGGTCGTTCAACGACTACATCGCGTCGTTCTCTGAGCGGCGGGGCGCCGGCGAGTTGCTGGGGCGCGGGGTTAAGAACGTAGCCTACGGGCTCGGCACGCTGCCGGGTACGGTTGCCTCACTGGCTGGTTTCGAGGAGACCGGCGCCGCCCTGCGCGCGCCGGTCGAGTCCCTCCTTGGCGAATCCGAGAACGAACAGTTTCGCTCTGCACTCATTGCCGAGAACAGCACGCTGTGGGAGCAGGCGCTCGACGCGAGTATCGAGTCCATCCCGATGCTGATTGGCTCCCTTGCTGGTGGCGTGGGCGCGGCCTCGTGGGCCTCGCGGGCAGGTATGGCCGCGCAGAGCGTCAATCGCGCAGCGATGGTGGGCGCGGCTGGTGCCAACTTCCCAACGCACTTGGCCGGTATGTATGACTCTGCCGTGCGGAACGGAGCGGACCTTACCAGCCTGCAGACCAAGACTGAGATTTTTGCTGGTGCGCTGGCCAGCTCCGCGCTCGAAACATTCGGTATCGAGAGTCGTCTGCTTACCCCCGTCGCAAAGGGCGTATTCGAGCGAGCCGCCAAGAATGTCGTCACGCGCCGTCTCACTTCTGGTCTGGCTGTGGGTCTTACGGAGGCCACCACTGAGGTGCTGCAAACCGCCATCGAGTCGATGACCTTCGACCCTGTGGTGCGCGACAGTCTCAGTGTGCTCGACCTCAAGACGCTCGCCCGGCACACCGGTGAGAACTACCTAGAACCCTTCGCGGTCGCCGGCTTAGCCGGGGGTATCCTTGGCGGTGCTATTGGTGTGGCAGTCCCCGGGCAGGTGTTCAATCGCCCGCGCGAGGAGAAGCAACCGGTTCCCACTAACAAACCCGTCGACCTCACCGACGCCGGTGCAAAGCAGGCGGCAGAGAAGGCAGCGCCTGCGCTCGCCTACACCGAGCCGTCCGCAAACATGTTTGGTACAGACCTGACAGGACTGCCGCAGACTGCGCAGGAGTTTGTCTCGCAGCCGCAACTCGAATACACCCCAAACATTCCGACAGGTATGGGGTCGCTTTTGCGCGGGATACCCACGATCCCGGCCACCCGGACTGAACAGATGCCAATCGCTGGCCAGCGTCGTCTTGACCTGCCGGCTGGGATGCCTGATCTTGCCGCGCGTCGGGCGCGTCCGTTGCCTACGCAAGGCTCGGAACCTGCTGCGGCCGCTTCGCAGCCTCCGCTGGTGCTGCGCCCTAGCGAGCGCGTGGGTGGTGGTCCACTTGTACTGGCTCCTAGCCAGCGCGTGCAGCCTGCCCCGGCTGCCGGCACCCCTATGGGTCAAGCCCTACTGACCCAGCGTCAGCGGATGAATGTCGCACCCACAGTATCCATGATGGCTCCTGTGGTGGAGGCAAGGCCGGGCGCTTTGTTGCTACGTGGCAACCAGCGTGCTGTCCCCGCGGCACCGACTGAGGCAGTAGAGCCAGCAGTTTCGGGACTACAAATTTCCGGAGTCGATCAAGCCATCGAGTCGGGCGTGGCTACCATCGAAGTGGTTGAGGACGGGAAACGCGTACCATTCAAGAATTTTGCGCTGTCAGTCGACGGGACCACTGCGGAGGTCGGATTCGTGGAGCGCGACAAAGGCGCCCGGCGTGGGGTGGGCTACGACGCCTATGTCGCCCTTGGCGACGACCTCGCTGCACGTGGCATAACCCTGCAGTCGACTCCCACACTGCAGGCTGACGGGCGCAAGTTGTGGGAGCGGCTCGTTTTGGAGCGCAAGGCGCACTTTGACGCGCAGGCGCGTCGGTTCAAGTTTGGTCCTGCGCCTGCTACTGCGCCCGCCGAAAGCATTAAGGCCAAAGGTGCGGAAACAGCGCGTGAGCGTGCAAGGACAGTTGCGCTCGAAGAAGCACGGACGACAAAAAAGGCAGTCGCTGTGGCGGGCAAGCCGTACAAGGACTTCGACGATCCGGCTGGTCCTCCGATGCACGAAGTGGCGCTGCCTGACGGGTCCCTCGTCCGCATCGCCAAGACAACAAATATGGGCCTGACAGACTGGGTAAACATCGACACAGGCGCAAACCTGTATGCAGACACCAAGGCCGACGCTGTTAGAAAACTCGGTGAACCGTTCCAGACGCCGCCCGACACCACTCCGCCTGACACTACTTCGCCAGCCGACACGGGACCAACAACAAGTCCCGGTCCCGGCCGCAGAAGTGGGACGCTCACATCGGGCGTGAAAGGCGGGGGGCGCAAGGCGCAGGCTGAGCCCGTGGTCACACTCGCACCCGTTGTTACTGAACCCACACCCGTGGTGGAGGCGGCACCAGTGGTCGCACCCACACCCGAAGTAACAGCCGAAGCCACGCCCGAACCCGAACCCGCACCCGTGGCTGAACCTGAGCCGGCACCGGAAGCGGCACCCGAACCCGCACCCGAAGTACAGACCACCGCAGAGACGCCCAAACCGAGCGGACGCAAGCCGAGGCCGCTGACCGCGGCCGCACGCGAGTCGCTTTCGACGTACGCCAGCATAAAGGAGGGCATCGCGGACCTCGAACAGAAATTGATGCCGCCAGCAGCGCCTATGCAGGGAGACAAACTCTATGCAGCAGTGGACTTGCTCTTCGTCACGGATCACCCCGACACCCCAACTGAACTCAAGAAGTTGGCGCGGGGTGTACTCGAAGCAAACAGCATGACCAGAGGTGTGGCCGCGCTGTCCATCGCTGAGGGAGTCTATGCCGCGAGGAAGTTGGCCGACCTCACGGGGGGAAACGACGCTGTTCTAGACTTGACCAGCCTAATTACGGCGGTCAATTCGGGCACACCACCCGAAGGAGACTGGCAAGGCTACTTCCGCGCACTGGCTGTCTTGGTCCGCAGAGAAGCCCCGGACGCCACATTTGGTGAAGGCGGGCCGCTTCTGCTCTCGTATGCCAAAGCCAACAACCTCCCCAACACGGCCCGAACCCCGCAGGGGACTCAGTTCATCAAGTCTGGCGGGTTCTCGCTCGCCGACTGGAACACCATCGACGGGGTCGTGGACCTAGACGGCAAGCCTATCACCCCGATTGCACCCGGCCGGGTGCAGCTTCTGGTGCGCAACTTTGTAACAAAGCTGGCGCGCAAACCGACGGTCACCGTAGTTCGGAACCAAGCTGACCTCAAAGCCAAGAACCCGAAGCTCTACGCCCGCGCCGTGGCAGCCCGCCCGCAGGGTGACTTCGATACCGCAGCCGCCATGGGGTATTCCTTTGGTGACGGGCAGGTGATCATCTTCTCCGATCGCATTGGCACTGAGCAGCAGCTCCGGTTCGTCCTCGCGCACGAGGCACTGGGCCACTACGGCCTGCGGTCGGTCATGCCTGCTGGCAAGTTTGATGCCCTGATGGAGGCTGCGTACAATCTTGACGAGCGCGTAGCACGGGCAGCCGACGCAGCCATGGCTACGCGTCCCGGTCTTTCCAGAGCCGAGGCTGTGGAAGAATACCTCTCTGACTACGCCGCTGTGCTGGACACCAGCCTCGTGGCCCGAGTGTGGAACGCCCTCAAGGGCATCTTGAGTAAGCTCGGTGTGCGGTATGGCGACGAGATGACCCGTTACCTACTCGACCAGTCTCGGCGCTACGTGCGCTATGGCACGGGGGTCACCTTCGATGCACAGTCCGTGGGTCAGCGCCTGCACAACGTGGAGACCTCAGGCGATACCGGTCGGTTCTCAACCGGCAAGTCCCTGCGTGACGTGAACATCGAAGTGGCACTGACACGCGACACTCTGGGTGTGACCCCGCAGTCTTTCGGCGAAGCGTGGAACTTCATCAAGGCCCGCAGCATCAACACGATCGATGCGCTAGATCGGTTCAAAGCTCAGGTGCTCAGCCTTACCAACTACCGTGCGCGAATTAACCCCGGGTCCGCTGCATTTGACGACTCGTTGAAGCAGGCCCGCGACATCTCCATGTCGCTCAAGACAAAGTACAACGAGATGATGCGGGTGGCCCTCAGCCGCGCAGTGTACGGCGAGCTTGGCGGTATCTCCAACGCCAAGCGGAGTACGGTGAGCAACATGCTCATGGCGGGCCTGCGTCGCGGCGTCTCTGATTACGCTGCCGCCAATGGCGACCTCGGCCGGGTGCCGCTGTTCCGGATCGAGAACAACAAGCTGGTCCCCAACACCGCCGAGATCGAGCGCCTCAAGGAGAGCGGCACCCGCACTCTGGCGGAGATGCGCGACGGATTCGATTACAATGTCGAGTTCGAGGAAGGCGGCAAGACCGTCAAGAAGAAGGAGCGGTTCGAGGGGGTCGAGGGCCTAACCGAAACCAGCACTGAATGGCGTAGCTACGAGTCTATTCGCAAGGCCATGGATGGAATTGAACTTGAACTTCTGGAAGCGCACTACCGCAGCCTCATCGACAACCGGGACCTCATGTTCCGCAAGTTGGCGCAATCGGTTACAGATGGCGAACTGACCGCAGATGAGCGGGCGGCGATTGTGACAGTGGCCGAGACGTACAGCAACCTGTACACCGCAGACGTCACTGTGAGCGAATCCGGCGGCGCCAAACTCGACTCTGACTACCAGACCTACGCCAACGATGTGCTGCGGATGACGAACATGGCACTCATCGGGGAGGAGACGGACCGCTTCGGTGATCTCCGTAAGCTGCTCGTGGAGCCACGGAAGTTTATGCTGCAGGAGGACGGAAAAGATACCAAGAGACTGCGCCGGGAGCTTCCGGCTACCATGGACGCCCCGACCGCAGACGACCTTATCGCCAAGCTCGAAGGCTTCCGGAAGCGCCTGTCCCTCAAGGGTGACAAGTTCGCAGTGCAAGACAAGGTGAAGCAGATCATCACTGCCGAGATCGCCAACCAAGACGCAGACGCTTACACCAAGCGCACGCTGTTCACCGGGTACGTTCCTATCCTGCGGGAGGGGCGGTTCCAGATGCGCGTCGTGGCCCTTGTCGGCGGCAAGCCAGTACAGGTCAAGGACTCCTACCGGGAGCAACTGGTCTACTCCCAGTTTGACTCGTTGTCGGAGGCTGTGGAGATGTCAGGCAAGGCCAACGAGGCCTTTGGTAACACCCCGTTCGAGGTCATGTACTACAGCGACGCAGCGCAAGGCTACGTGCTCGGGAATGTGACGCTGCAGGCTGTACCCGAGACTGCGTTGGAGACAGTGGCCGCGCCTCCGGACCTAAACCTCAACGAGTTCCTTCGCGGTATCCGCCAGTTCGACATCAATCTGACCCCCCAGAAGTTGGAACAGTTGGTCGTGGCGCTCACCCGCCAGAACAGTGCAGCGCGTAACCGCCTGATGCGGGCCTTTACACCCGGGGCAGACCCGGACGTAATCATGGCCGCGTCCCGCCACATCGAGAGCCGTGCATCTACCGTGGCCAAGATCGCCACTCGTGTGCGCAGGTCCGAGCTTATGGACCGCAGTATGCGGTCGACCAATGAGTTGTGGAACGCGGAGCTCAAGGACCCGCGCACCGGGCGTGACTGGGCAGAGGTCCTGAAGGAACGCGCCGATGCTATGGACGCAGACCCTGCAGCCTCCCGCGAGGCCAAGGTGGATGCACGCCGTATCTACGAGGCCTACGCGCACATGGTAAAGCAGACCCGTGGGGGTCCGGCCAATCGTGCCAACCAGTTCTACGGCGAAGCCGCCAAGACCATGGAGTTTGTCGAGGGTAACAAAAGCATCGACGAGTCCGACTTCGGGGCAAAGCCTTGGGTATCTAGTCTAAGGGCGATAACCTCCATGGTGCAGCTTGGCGGCTCTGTTGCAACGGGGGCCATGAACTTCGTCGCACTGGAGACCAACGTCGTACCTTACCTCGCCTCGTACAACAGCAAGACGGCATTTGGTGGTGGCTTCGGCCTCGGTAACGTCCACAGGGAGATGGTCCGTGCTGCCGTACAAGTGGGCGGGCGCAGCATTGTCGATGGTCGGTTCGATACTGCCGAGTTCTTCGCCGAGGTGGAGACCAGCGACAAACTCCAGAAGCAATTTGGGCTGTCCGCCAGAGAGGCACAGTTCCTTAAGGACGGCATCCTCGGCGGTAAGTTGACACCTGCTCAGACCAACTCGCTGGTCGGTACGGCCCGGGGACGGGTCACCCGGGGGGCCACCCAGAAGGCTGTCGACGCGTGGATGTGGACGTTTAACTCGTTTGAGCGCGCGTCGCGACAGACTGCAGGTCTCGCGGCATACCGACTTGAATACGCGCGCAAATTGGCAGCCGGTAAGCCGGAGGCTGAGGCGCACGACCAAGCGACACAGTTTTCGTTGCAGGCACTGGACCTTACACTGGGTGACTACGCTGTCCTTAACCGTCCGCCTGCGTGGCGCTCGGGCATCCAGTCCTTCGCCTACATGTACAAGGTATTCGTCACCACTTCTGTGCAACTTCTGTCCAACATGGACCGGAAGGGGCAGTTGTTCATGCTGGGGTCACTTTGGATTCTGACTGGTCTGCAAGGCCTGCCCTTCGCAGAAGACCTCGAAGATGTCATCGACACCATCGCGCAGACCCTGAAGATTCCGGGGTGGCAGGGTGCCCGCTACGAGTCAGCACAGATGCTGGACAGTGTGTTCCCCGGGATGTCGCCCGTCCTTATGCAGGGACTTGTCAACCAGTTCGTGCCCGGCGACGTGGCCGCTAAGACCTCGCTCGGCGACTTGCTGCCGGGTTCAGGTGCTCTTATTGCCGGGGCCGATCCATGGCGGTCCGCTATGGAAATTTTTGGTCCCGCTGCAGGAATGATTGGTGCTACGGGAACCTTCGCCAAAGCCGCAATCTCGGCTCCATTCACCGCCACTGTGGATGCACAAGACGTACTCCGCGAGTCTCCGGTCACCATGATGCGGGCGGCAGGTGACGTCTACACCTACATACAGAACGGCGCGGTCGTCGACCGTCGGGGCTACGTCGTCTCGCCAGACATGAACGCCGGCATCGTACTGGCCCGAGTACTAGGGTTCTACCCAGTCGCTCCCTCCCGTGAGTACGAGATGATCGGCATGGCCAAGCGCATAACCGACTTCCAGCGAGAGCAGACCACAGCCTATAGGGTTGGATGGATCAGGGCCATGATGGAGGGCGACAGGGCGCGAGCGCGTGAGATAGAACAGGAAGTCGCCACGTGGAACGCAGGGTCCAAGGGCACTGGTCTGGAGATCAGGGACTTCGTCAAGAACTCCCAACGTGCCCTCAAGGAGGCGCGGCGCCCAGTCATGGAGCGGACGCTACGGTCCGCCCCCGATGCCGCCGAGCGTGATCTGCGGAACATGATGGAACTCATGTCGGTCAATTAACTGAGCGCAACTGGCCCAGCGTCATCGCCTCCGGCCGAGCATCCTCGTTCTCCAAGAGGGTGCGGAGTCGGTCGTGGGCGATGTTAATCCCCAGCACATAGGTCTGTGGTAACCTGAGCTCTGGGATGCCACGGCCGAGGATGGCCTTCTTGGATGCCGGTGTTGCGTCGATGTTGTCCGTCACAAGGGTGTCGCCGAACTTCTTCCAGTCGCCGCCCCGGCTTGCCATCCACTTGCGCAGGTGCGCCCTGTCGAGCAGCAGGATGCCACGGTCGTTCTTGGCGTTGAGGGTCTTGCGGTACAGGTCGAAGCGCACGCGCACCTCCGCCCGTGGCAGCCTGAGTGCGTCATAGATGGGCAGGTCACTGCCATCCACGTGTGACACGATGACGGTCGCTGCCCGCATCTCGTTGAGGTACTCACCGAGGAGATCGAACTCGTCGATCTTGGATGCGCTGATGCTGCGGCGGGTCATGCCAGCCTGCTCCAGCGCGTAGTTTGTGGCGGGGACGTAGTCGTAGGTGACCCACCCACGCTCCTTGGCGACCTTGTTCATCAGATCAGCCAGCACAACCATGACCTCCCAGTACCGCTCCTCCCCGCTGAACCTGACCTTGTACTTCTTCTCGAAGGCAACCATGTGGTCGGCGATCAGCTTCTCGGTCGCGGCCGCGCCCAGCTCCACCAGCCACTGCAGGATCAGCAGGCCGACGTGGCCATAGTTGCGGGTCACCGTATCGTAGAACTTGCGCCCAACATCGGTGCTCTTGGTGAAGATGTCCGCGCTCTCCAGCGACAGCTCCAACATCCGCGCCATCTGGGCGTCAGTCTCGAAGGTCGCCGACAGCAGTTTGCCGCTCATGGGGCGGTTGGTGGAGAGGGTCACAGGTGCTGCCCATGTGCGCGGATCACGCTCCTCGACGCGGGCGTTGAGGCGACTCTTGTCCCGGCCCTGCGTCACGCCGTAGATGAAGTCGCCGACCTCCTTGTCGGGCATCATGGTCGTCTCGTCGATGGTCATGGGGAGGTTGTTGTAGAACGACAGTCGGGTGAACAGGGCGTTCTGTGTGTACTTGGACTGGAAGTGCAACTCGACTGGGTTGCCCCACACTGACTGCATGGCCAGCTGGGCCAGTGACTTGCCGCTGCCCGTCGGGCCGTAGAGCGAGAGCACGCCACCCTTCAGGCCGGTGAAGTTGTAGAGCGGGGCCGACATGGACACACCCATGGCGAAGATGTGGGCGTTGAGTCCGGCCAACTCCATCAGCTTGGTGACCTTGAGCCACTTCTCGTGGGTGCCCTTGGTGCCATACATCCCTGTGCTGACCCGCTGGACTGCCGAGGAGAGGACCACATCCTCCACCACGACTTGTCCGGCTTCGTCCTTCCTGACCTGCTTGTCGCCTATGACGAACAGCGTGTCCTCCTCCTTCCACCCGAGCGAGGTGTAGAGGTTGGTGGTAGTCCGGAGTTTGCGGAGCTCATCCATGTATGCACGCAGCATGTACTGAAACCTTTCGGTCAGACCTTTGAACGGGAGTACGATCCCTTGGTCAGCGATGGCAGTAGGGAACTCCCGGTTCCCGTCGGCGAGGTAGGCTTGGCGAAACTTGATCTCCTGCCACCCCTTGTGCGGCCGCTTCCAGTGGAACCGCACCACCTCGTAGCCCAGAGCCTCGTCCTTGCCGTAGCTCACAGGGTACAGATCGAAGGGCACGACCTCGATGTCGGTCTCGTCGATGGTCTGGGCAAGGCCACCGGCCTTGGTGCGCTTGAACCCTTGCGGCAGCGGGACTTCATTGGCGACGACGTCGATGACGTCTGCAGCGGGGCCCTCGGCCTCGGCCATCTTGCGGCCGATCTGGCAGGGCGTGGTGATCTTGCCGGCATAGGGGCACTTCTTGCAGCCGCTCTCGCGCAGGTCCTTGAACTTGGCACAGGTGGTTGGGCCTGTCGCCCGGCCACGCCACTGCTCGATCTTCAGGATGGTCTTGGGGTAGTCGTAGCCCGGGTGCTGGTCTGACCACGCAACGGCAGTCCCCTCCGGGTCGTCACAGAAGGCGGCGATCCCGAGCAGCGCGTACCAGAAGGGCTCCTCCACATCGGTCTGGTTGTTCGCTGCCCATCGGACCTGAGCGCATCCTCCAACTATGTTCCCTGCAACAGCAGGCTCGTACTCCATGCCGGACCCAAGCGATGCCGTGATGCTGGACACAGGCTTGGCCTGCGCAGCGAAGCCCCGCTTGACGGGGACCTTGTGCATGAACTGGGCCAGAGCCGACCGCATGCTGCCGGGGTCGTTGTCCGGTGCGTCCTTGATGAGCGCCACCTCGGCCCCGTTCTTCGGGTTGTGAGTGCCCACGGGGCGCAGCACACGGGCGCTGTCAGCTGTGACAGCTGCGTCGATCTCAAAGCCGTGGTGCTTGGCACACTCCTTGAGCGCGTCGGCCAGAGGCTGCCAGTCTGCAGGCGCAAGCGCCACGGTCAGTGGCCAGTACACGTGCAGACCGCGGCCTGAGTTGACGATCATGGGGGGAGGCAGGGCGCTGGCCTTGAGGAAAACCTTGAGGGCCTTGGCACCCTCGCGCTGGTCGGCGAAGGGCTTACCCTCGCCGCAGTCGATGTCGATGAACAGGGACTTGGTCAGTTCGACGTTGCTCTGTTTGCGGTTGCCCGCTTCGACGAACGAGGACATTGCGTAGTAGACGTTCCCACCTGCGATGTCGATCCGGATGACGGCATTGGCCAGCGCGTCTATGGTTTCATACGATTTCTGTGCGCGTCTGTCTGGATTTATGACCGTGGCGACATAGTAACCGGTGTCCGGAAGGACCCGGCCGAAGAACTCTATTGTGTCCATTTCCCTACCCTGCTCGGTTGAATGGGGGCCCGAGCCCCCATCCCTACACTACCCGGATCAGTTTTTGTAGCTCAATGAGCCGGTCGTCCTGATCCATTGCCACGACGGCGGGCGTCGGCCACGCGTGTTCCACCATAACACGCAGAAGGTCTTTCAAAATAGCCCGCGTCTTGGTGACGGTCCGCTCGGCTGGGCGCCCCACACTTTTCCAGTTGTAGTAGGTTACCCGGGATATACCGAGTAACCTTGCCATCTGAGTATGCGTGAGGAGCATGTGCCTACGGAGCGCGTCGATCTTCTCGAACGTGACCCCCTTAGGCTCAGTCGTCTGCATCCATATCCTCCATCAGGGACGCGATCTCGTCCGCCAGAGATGTTGCCCCCTTCTCCACCTTGGGTGCTGCTGCAGCGGGCTTGGCGGCGGGCTTGGCGGCTGCCTTCGGCTTGGGTGCCGGGGCTTCTGCCTTCTCCACTGCAGCCGGTGCTGCCTTGGCACCGAACCCACGCTTGGGTGCAGGCGCTTCTTCCCGCTCCGGCTCCGGCTCTGGTGGGGGCGCGACCTTGGCGGCGGCCTTCGGAGCTGCCTTCGGCTTGGGTGCCGGGGCTTCCTCCTCGGGGGCGGCAGCGACCTTCTCGCCCGTGATCTCCATCACCTTGTCTGACCCGAACAGCTCCTCCACTGCAGAGTACTCGTCCGCCTCAAGGAAGCCGCCGAACTTGAACGCAAGCTTGGGGAAGCTGGCATCAGTGTCGAAGGTCACGACAGTCTTGACCGCCTCAACCGGGATGCCACGGACCGACAGCTCCTTCTGGTAGGATGCCAGACCCTTGAGCGCAGCAGGGGTGATCTGCAGCAGGTACACCGGCCCGGTCGGGTCGTTCGAGGCGACGACAGCCAGACGCTTCTGGTCAGCGCAGGCTTTGATCTGCTGACCCATCGGCGTGATCTTGGAACCCCAAGCGTTCATGGGGCAGCCGGCGCAGGTGTCGTTCTGGGGGCCGGTGCTGTCAGCGGCAGGCCGCACGCCATCCAAGGAGTAGCAGTCGGGCGAAGCGGGCTCAGCATCGGGGGTCCACTGCTTTGCGTAGTACGTCTTCGACAGACGGGGGTTGGCACCCACGACGACGACCGACAGCTTGGTGTCTTCGAGTACGGTCTCGGTCCCGCCTTCGACGATGCGGAAGCGCGAGCCCTTGATGGAGATGCGCGGGTACTCCGCGCCGCCTCCCAGCCCGCCGGCCAGAGCAGCCGACAGAGCAGAGGGTTGGCCTACCAGACGTGCGAGGTGGGCCGGAATTTGGATATTGGTTGGTACGATGTTGCTCATGGTTTCCTCTCTGAGCTTTGGGTTAGTCAGTCTTCGGACGACGCCTTGCGGACGTTGATCCCGATCTTGCTGCCATAGGTGATGCCCGGCGGGACGTCACCAGTCTCATCCATGTGTGCCCGGACCGCGGTCTTGGACACACGCTTCTCCAGCATGTCGAACGCATCGTTCTCCTTGATGAACGTGAGCACAGCATCCCAGTCAGCGACATTGGCGAAGTCCGTGGTGGTCACGAACGCAGTGCCGGCGGTGGTCTTGAAGGATGTCACGCCATCCTCACCCGCCTTCTGCATCAGCCACGACTCCAGCATGGTCATCTTGGCCTTGATGTCCGCGACCTTGTCCTTGGTCTCGTTCTCTACGGCTTCCTTCTTCCTCCGAAGTTTGAGGTAAGTCTCCACCACCTGCTCGACCGTGAAGCTCATTCCAGCCTCCATACCCGGACGCCAGTCTGGTCGCCCTTCTCCGCCTTGGACGTCACGAACCGGCCGCCGTAGCGCGTGTTCGCCCGCTTGCAGAGTGCGGACATCTGTGTGGTGTCCTTGTTGGCGACGAAGAAGCTGTCGCCCTTCTCCAACTGGTCAAACGGGTACTTCCACCGCACGTTCTTCTGCGGCAGCGGTACATCCTTCTCGATCTCAAACGACATGTCACTCCTTTCCCATCTGGGCTATCAGGTCCAGCAGCACACCCTGTAGCTTCTGCTTATTCTGCAGTCGCTCATAGATGCGGTGCTCTACCTCGGTTGCTTCTATATGAACTACGTTCGACACATGTCTCTTACCGATGCGTTCGACGCGGCCATTCGCTTGAACATACTGTTCGTTACTGGTTATAGGTCCGTACCATACAACGGTTGACGCTGCTGTCAAGGTCAATCCATGCGCCATTGTTGCAGGATGTGCGATAAGTATGCGCGGGTCACGCGCGTTCTGAAAGTTGTGGAAGATGTCGTTGCGCTTGGATGACGACACCTCACCGTTGACGACGGCCACGGTCCAGTGCTTGGACAGCTCACGCTCCAGCATGCGCAGCGTGCCGGTCAGCGGGACGAACAGGATGACCTTCTCCCCTGCCTCCTCGATGACCTCCTTGACCGCGTTGATGCGTGGCGCGCAGTCCAGCTCCAGTCTCTCGCCGTGCTCGCCGTAGGCCACGCCCAGTGCGATCTGAATGAGCTTCTGCGCCTTGACCGCCTCGTTGACCGCCGTGATCGTGCCGCCCGCAACCTCGGTGACCAGCTGCTTGACCATCTGCTTGTAGTGCTTGGTCTGCTCTGCGGTCATCTCCACCTTGCGGGTCTGGATGACGGTGTCCGGCAGGTCCAGACAGTCCTCCCGGGTGAAGCGGATGGATGGCTGGAGCACGTGCTTCACAATATCCACGCTGTCCGGGCGGGGCACAAACTTCCACTGGCCGATCTTGGTCATGACCTGCTCTCGGAAACCTGTGTAGCTCTTGGACATGTGCGGGCTGTTGACCAGCTTGGCCAGTGCCCATGCGTCCGTCGGCTCGTTGGGGGTGGGGGTGCCGGTCATCAGCCACAGGTTCAGGTCGGGCTGCACCTGCAGCCAGCGGTAGAACTGTTTGAACCGCCGGGTCGACGGGTTCCTGTAGACCGCTGCCTCGTCGATGATGACGAGGTCGAACTTGTCCAGCGCCTCCTTGGCGATGATCGGGAAGCCATCGTGGTTGATGATGTAGAAGTCCGCCTCGGTGTTCAGCATCTTGATGCGCCGCTTGGCATCGCCATAGAGGGTGACCGACTTGCGGTGGTAGAACTCCTTGAACACGGCGTCGCCCCACACCCGCTCCAGTGTGGACAGTGGCGACAGGATCAGCACCTTCTTGATGACACCAGCATTCATGAGGAAGTCGGCCGCCCACAGGGCGCTGACTGTCTTGCCCGTGCCGATCGAGTTCAGCACAAGGCAGCGCTTGTGCAGAGTAAGGAAGTCGGCCGTGGATTTCTGGTGGTCGTAGGGTGTGAACTGCCCGGGCCAGTCG